TAGAGACTTTAAAAATAATTGGGGAGTACCAAGGTAAAATAACGCCCGATCTTTTTGCAGAATTGATTTTCAACACTGGTAGAGAATTTGGAAACGCGATGGTTGTTGTAGAAAACAATTCGGTTGGCTTTCATGTATTAGAAAAATTAATCGAAAAGGAATATACCAATATTTATTTTTCAAAAAAAGGCTCTCACGAGTATGTTGAGCAATATATGGCCGAAGGAAATTCTAGTGTGATCCCAGGCTTTACGACTTCTCACAAAACACGCCCTTTGATTATTGCTAAATTTGAAGAGTTTATAAGAAATAAAATGTTAACTATTTATTCCAAGCGATTAACTAATGAATTAGACACTTTTATTTGGAGAAACGGGCGCCCAGAAGCTCAAAGATCTTATAATGATGATTTAATTATGGCGGCAGCCATTGGTTGTTGGGTGCGAGATACGGCAATTATTGAAAATCAAAGGGATATTGCCTACAAAAAAGCTTTTTTAAATGCTATGATTACTAATAAAACGCATTTAGATACTCGTATCCCCGGAATGGCCAATCAAAATACCATGGAACAAGCTATTGACGAAAGAAAGAAAATGCGTGATCATTTGTGGATTTTAAAAGGATAAGACATGCCTCCAGCACAACAAACACGAAACCCCGATTCCCCTCTCTTTAAAAGATTAACTAGATTATTTTCAGGTCCCATTATAAACTACCGCTCGCAGAACACACGCCAGCTGCGCCGCCGCCGCTTAGATAAATATGCACGCACATTTAAAGATGTGGCGGGCCAAAAGTTCGAAAGGCTTGGGTACAATCCTTTAGATAACTATTCCTCTTACAACCTTCAGACAATGAGCCGCTTACAGCGCTATGCTGATTTTGATCAGATGGAGTATATGCCCGAACTAGCGTCGGCATTGGATATTTATGCTGATGAGATGACAACGTTTAATGTTTACAATAGGATGATAAAAATTCAATGTCCCGATGAAGAAATTAAACAAATTCTAGAAACGCTTTATTATCAAGTTTTAAATATTGAATTTAATCTTTTTGGCTGGGCTCGTACGATGTGCAAATTTGGAGATTTTTATCTGTACTTGGATATTGAAGCGGATGTGGGCATCAAAAATGTTATTGGACTTCCGGCGAGAGAAATTGAAAGGATGGAAGGTCAAGACAAAAACAATCCCAACTATGTTCAATATCAATGGAACTCAGCGGGCGTCACTTTTGAGAACTGGCAGGTAGCTCATTTTAGAATTTTAGGGAATGACAAATTTGCCCCTTATGGTACTTCGGTTTTGGATTCATCACGACGGATTTGGAGGCAGCTAACACTCCTCGAAGATGCAATGATGGCTTATAGAATTGTACGCTCTCCGGAGAGAAAGGTTTTTAAGGTAGACGTGGGAAATATCGCGGCCCAAGATGTTGAGCAATTTATGCAGCGTTTCATCACGTCAATGAAACGAAATCAAATCGTGGATCCCGAAACCGGTCGCGTCGATCTACGATATAATCCGTTGTCGGTCGAAGAAGACTATTTTATTCCCATTCGGGGTGGTACCGGCACGACTATTGAAACTTTACCTGGCGGAACGTATGCTGCTGATATTGATGACGTCAAATATTTGCAGCAAAAAATGTTTGCTGCGTTAAAAATCCCTCAATCATATTTAATTCGAGGTGAAGGAGGCGAAGAAGATAAAGGAGCTTTGGCCCAAAAAGACATTCGTTTTGCACGCACAGTCCAGCGGTTACAGCGATCACTGGTAACTGAGTTAGAAAAAATTGCTATAATTCATTTATATGTTTTAGGGTTCCGTAATGATGACTTGTTATCATTTAAAATTAAACTTAATAACCCCTCTAAAATTTCGGAGATGCAAGAGCTTGAAACATGGCGAACGAAATTTGAAATTGCCAGCAATGCGACTGAAGGCTTTTTCTCAAAACGATGGATCGCTAATACATTGTTTGATGTCTCTGACGAAGAGTTCTTACGCAACCAAAGAGAGATCTTTTATGATAGACAAGTCACGCAACAACTTGAAACTCTTGCTGCCCCCGCAGAGGAAGGATTTGGTGAAGGCGCCGGTGGCCTCGGCGGCGGAGGCGAATTGGGTGGCGAAGACTTAGGCGGTGAAGAGCTAGGCGGTGAAGAGCTAGGCGGCGAAGAGTTAGGTGGCGAAGGAGAACTGGGCTCCGAGGACGAAAGTCCATTACTCGCTGCGCCAGCCAAAAGAGACGACGCCCCCACAATAAAATATATCAATAAAAAAACTGGCGAAACTACTACAAATAAATCAAAAGCGAAGGCCTATAAGCCTGTTAAGACCGATAAGCGCGATATGGGCGCCCGAACACGCCAATTTACAGCGATGGGTTCTCATGAAGCTGCACGGATGCCTTCCCGACAAACACGGATGAATCTTCCACAGGGCGCCAAAGAGTTGCTTGGGCTCGGTAAAGGTATTTTTGAGAATAAAACAACTAATTATGATAAGGAAGAAAGTGAAATTTTTGAGGTCAAAGAAGAAGTCAAAAAATTATTTGAGCAGCTGGAGCAAATATAATGCCTAAACACAATAAAAAAAGAAACACAGCTTTTATTTATGAAGTATTGTTGCGAGAAATTGTAAAGCAGTCGGTTGCTAAAAATAATAAAAAAAGAAACCTGGCAATTGCCATTTTAAAAGAGCGTTTCGCTGCCCGGACTCACCTGCGACAAGAGTTAGATTTATATAAAACTTTGGCCGAGACTAAAAATCTTCCCGAGCGAATGGCCGACAAACTAGTTCAGGAAAGCGTGTTACAGCATCAAAAGATTGACCAAGCCAAACTTTATAAAGAACAAAGTAGTGTAATCTCATTGATAAACAAAAACCTATCAAAGGACGTTTTTGCAAATTTTGTTCCAAACTATAAATCACTTGCCACCATTTCTCAAATTTTTTCTAATAATCTAAATCCCAAATCAAAAGTTTTGTTAGAGAGTAAAATTGCCCAAAACTTAATGGCAACGGTCCAGAGAACTCCTGGCACTAAAAATATTTCAAATCTTGTAATGCGTAATTTTACCAAAAAATTCAATGAGGCCTATGGAGAGTTGTTTGAAGAGCAAAAAGAAATGTTAAAAAGCTTTGTTAATTCTTTTGCTGATAACGGTACCGAATTTAAGTTTTATTTAAATGAAGAAATTGGTAGATTAAAAGACGTCACCGGCAATTCCTATATTTTGCCTGAAGTTCAAGAAGATGCCGAGTTGAAATCAAAACTTGACAAAGTAAAGGAAATTCTCGAAAACTTTAATCGGGCGCCTATCGACCGGCAAAAGATAATTCAAGTTCTTAAAATACAAAATCTAGCACGGGAGCTACTCCCCGAATGAGCATTACTTTAACCATTGAGAGACCCGACGCCATAGTCCACCTTAAAGCCTCCAAGACGATGGCGGGCGATATAATGCTTTTTGATCATCCGGATATGGATATTGTAATCTCCCCTGGCAAAAAAAAGATCTTGGCGCTTGCCAAAGAGCAATACGGCTCTCACATTTACGCGACACAATCGCGCCTGTTTGATCATTTAGCTAAACATGGAGTTGTCGACCCTTCCACCATACATGGGGTTAATATTTTTGGGTCGCTAGAGGGAACTCTCCTGGAAGTGGAAGAAAAACAAAAAGAAACCGTTGACGCTCTAAACGTTGCCGTTTATTCGGTGGCCAAATTTCTTGAGCACGAAAAAGGGTTTTATGATAACATTGCAGATTATGAAAACGAAGTTGAAAGAGAGTTGCTCGAACCAGACGATGCAGATTCTACAGAGTTAGGACACGTCCCGCATGAGCCCCGCAAAGGGAGCCTCAATACCTATCCCGGCTCCACAGCCGCCTATGGTCTTGTAGGCCATTCTTACGAATAATAACAATTAGAGGTAGATATGGATTTAATATATTTTATTTTGGCCGCGTACGGTTTGACGCAAATTCTCGTCGTGGGGTCAATTTTTAATAAAGTGCGCCCTTCGCGCCAGTGGTTGGGAGGGCTTGGAAAATTATTTCACTGCCCTATGTGTATGGGATTTTGGGCTGGCGTCTTTTTGTTTGGAATTAATGCCTATACGGAACTATTTACATTTGAGTATAATATAGTTAATGCCCTGGTGCTAGGGTGGCTTAGTTCGGGCACTACTTATTTAATAGGGGTATTGGTTAACGATTTTGGGTTTAAAGTTACCCATAACAATAAAGGAGATTGTAATGCAAGTTAAAAAATGGATGTTGCAACCGGTTCGTCATTGCTGTGGAGGCTCTAGATTCATGCGGGTAACGCCCGCTTAGAGGAAACACTAATGAAAATTACTGAGAGCACATTAAAAAATATAATTAACGAAGAAATAGCAAAGATGATAGAAGAGGGCTGGTTCGATCGCCTGCGTGCACGAACTGCTGGGGGCCTCAAAAGCATGGGGGGCAAGGCAAAGGGCGCCCTCCAACGCGGCGTTGGAAAAGTAGCCACTGCAGTGGGAAGCAAAGAAGCTGGCGCGGCTCTTCAAAAGAAAGGCGAGGAAACAAGCGCCTCGGCCGCCGCGAAAGGAACGGGCGTTAGAATAAAGACTATATTAAATACGCACGTAAAAGAAATGGAAAATGATTTGGCTAAGCTAGGATTGGCAGAAGATGATGACGTAATTGAAGCGATGACCCAGTTAAGAGCTTCTCTCGCGAATGCCATTCAACGTTCTCAGGGCACCGCCTAATTTTTAATAAAAGGGAGGAAGAGGTTAAAAAAATGGCAAAAGTTTTATTACGAGAGTTTTATGAATTAAAATGTGATGATAGAGGGTGCCACGACCTTTTAACCGAAGCAGAAAAAAGAGAAGTCAGTAACGGCTTTCTCATTTTTCCCGCAAAACTACAAGAAGCGGATGCTGTCAACGGTAACCAACGTGTTTATCCCCGAAACACCTTACTTCGCGAAATAGAAAATTATCAAAAACTAGTGGGTGACCGCCGCTCATTGGGAGAATGCGACCATCCAGACGACAGCGTTATCAATCTGAAGAATGCCTCTCATATGGTTAACAGGATCTGGTGGGAAGGGAACAATGTGTTGGGGACTGTTAAAGTCTTAAACACTCCTTCTGGCAATATATTAAGGGGACTTTATGAAAGCGGAGTTAAATTCGGTTTTTCGTCACGCGCGTTGGGATCCCTCCAAGAGGGAAAGAGCGGTAGCCAAGTGGTACAAGATGATCTTCAATTAATCTGTTTTGACGCAGTAAGCGAGCCGTCCGCACCCGGGGCTTATATTATGGAAGGCAAAAAAAGTATGGATCTTACCCAAATCTTTACAAAGGGTGATCGTATTAATCGCGCCCTAAACGAAATTCTACAAGGAAACAATTAAGATGAAGATCACAAGGTCACAACTCAAGAAAATAATTAAAGAAGAGATTAAAGATCTCAATTGGTTTAAGCGCCTTCTAGGGTTCAAATCTAAAGATGCGCAAAAAATGCTAGACGCGCTCCAAGCGGCCGTGGACGCCTCCTATGACCTCGAATGGCGCGACGTAGAGGGCCACCTCGCCGCCAGTGATGCCATACAGACGCTAGCCGACGACGCAGAAGCCGCAGGTGCCTCGGACCTCCCAGATAAAAAGCAGGCTCGGCATGCGAAAATGATTTTCCAGTTCGCGTTTGATCGCGTGGAAAGCATCGCCAAATCCGTCCCCAAGATGGAATCGCACAATGAGTTTTACCGCCAACAAGCCGAAAGAGAAGCAGAAGAGGAGCGAAAAAAGCTCCGCCGCGCGGCAGCAGAGCGACGCGCCGACCGAGAATACAAATCCAAGGACAGCCGCCGCGGCATGAGCGCAAAAGATATTGGGTTTGCAACGGACATGGACAGCAGCGATTATAAGGGGCAATACCGTGATTACGGGTCTGCTTCGGTATCCAAGCAGCGCCATGCCGGCTATGAAGCAAGCATGGACCCCTTTAGAGAAGGCAAGATCAAAAAGCGCGACTTAGTTGCCATTATCCGCGAAGAGAATAGACTTGCAAAAGAAGATTTGATTGCTATTATCCGTGAAGAAATTCAAGACATCTTAAAGGAGAAGTAGAGATGAAAGAGTTGCTCCAGGAATGGCGAAAATTTACAGAAAATGTCCACCGAGGAGACATTATAAAAGAATTTGTTCTAGAAAGTGGATTAGCCGAAGAGTGGCATAAAGAAATGGTCAATGAAGACGTTAACATGTACAAAGCCACTCCGGCTGATTTAAAAGCCATGATTACAACTGGTAAAAACATGGATCCTAAATTTTATAATAAAGAGAAA